TCTTCATCAGACTTAAAGTGTCTCAAAACTCTGAGGCACTATCGATAAGCATTTTCATCCTATGATTCACTAGATAAGTAAGTATATTAGAACGATGAGGATATTGATAATTCTCATATTGAGAAACCGCTGAATTGTAAATATCTTTAGGTGTACAATTTAAATCTATCATTTGACGATTACGTATGTAATTCCTAAATACCTCTGTAGGCATAACGCCTTTAAGGTTATTCCTATTCTCCCACCAGTATTCTAACTTCTTTTTAGTCATGGGCGATTGGCGAATATTATTAACAAGACAATCATCGGAAGAAAGCACATTAGGAACACCATCACTAGAATCACCTTTAAGAATATGTTCAAAGATATATTTAACAGGGTTATCATCTTTGACAGCTTTATTAAACATAGGTGACCACTGTGTTACGTGGCCAAGAGACTGCAATTGAATAAAGTCTTTATCAGCAGAAATAATAACAACATCTTCACCAATAAGAGGTGTGGACTTTTCTATAGTCAATGCACCAATGATATCATCAGCCTCAGCACTATCAATTTTAATAACAGCATAAGGGAAGTTGGTACGAATGTCAATGAGAGTAGATTCAATTAGATCAAAGATCTCAGACCAATTATACTTATCTTTTGCACGATTAGTTTTGCGGGAGGCTTTATACTCAGGATATACATCCTTGCGCCAGGAGTAACTATCACAACAGATTACCATCTTGCCGTGCTTTATCTGTGGGTATTTTTTTCTGTACATCCGAAGATTATTAAGAATTATGTGCTTAACTAAATTCTCACTTAACTCTTCACCATGACTAAGTTGGCCCATTATAGAACCAATAGCCAAACCATTAAAATCAACTAAAACCATTATGTATATCCTTTTTTGTAAACATAGTATATTATAACATAGTTTGGTGCGTTTGTACATACTTTTCTGATAAATTTTTAACAGATCCTACACCAATTTTCACTGCTATGATCCCATTATAATTATTAGGGTTCAATAAGCATTCTTCATCAAACTGTATCTTTGCTTCCATATAGTTTGTGTCACCACGTGTTTCACATAGACATATGATCTCACGTTTGAAATTCTCTATACCTAACTCTTCCATATCAGCGGTGAGCCTATTGCTCGAACCCCAATACTCTTTCCAGTTAGTTTCCTTTACGGACTTACGCTTTCTTTTAAACCCCTTTAAAGGCTTAAGCTTTTGGATTGTCCTGAAGTATTTTCTACCAACATAATCGTGGCCAGTAATCTTATTGGTAATGCGATACACAAATCCGTAATACTCACCAATGTCATCAGAAGTAAATTCTTTACCTTCATACATCCAACATGTTGTTATCACTTGTCAATGTATCCTACACCCATAATGTCATCATCGCCAGCCTCAAATCCACCACGCTCTGCTAAGTCAATATCACTACCACAAAGTGGGCAGTATGGTGTGTCAACACCTAATACATCTGCGTCAACTCCAAATCCACCATCTTCCATTATCATTACAGAATATTCCTGGCTGTTACACTCTTTACACATCATAACTTTAATTCCCCTATTGTCCAAAATGTCATCATATTATCATATGATCCTATATACTTCTCATCTATATATATCTGAGGAAATGTTCTAGTGCCTGGAGGAACAGCTTCGAAGAATTGTTCAGGAGTCCAATCGTCTCCTTCAACGTTTCTTTCTTCGTATAATACACCTTTCTGATCCAACACTGCTTTTGCTTTACTACAATAGATACAGTTATTCTTACTCCATACAATCGCTCTACTCATAAACTTAATCCTTTAAATGATGTTTTATCTACATCGTGTTTAGTACCACCAACGACATAAGATGTAATCTCAGTTTCTTGTGGAGCTACTTGAACTGCGCCGCCGCTTATCCATTTCTCTGTCCATGGAAGTGGGTTATGTAAATGTGTTGAGAACGGTACAGCATAGTTTAGAGACTTAATTCTCTTTGCACCAATCCATCGCACATATTCTTTAAGGAGTTCAGCATTCAATCCAATCATTGAACCATTGCCAAATAGGTAATCACACCATTCCTCTTCTTGAACTAATGCATCTTCAAATAATTGCATTACTTCATCTTTAGTTTCTTCTTTGATCTGTACAAACTCTTTATCGTCTTTGATTAAAGTTCGTATGATATTTAAAGATGCTGCAAGGTGTAAGTTCTCATCTCTTGCGATGAGTTTAATAATCTTAGCATTACCTTCCATCTGCTTTAACTCAGCAAATGCCCATGAACATGCAAAGCTCACATAGAACCTAATACCTTCTAGGATATATATACTTATCATACATAGATACAACAGCTTTTTATGCTTAGGACTACCGTGAGGACCCTTATAATTGATCAGGTTGTCATAATGTTCTGAGATCGCATTACCACACTCGCTGATTTGTGGGATTGAGGTGATCTCATCAAAGATCTTAGAAGGATTCGCGTATGTGTTCCTAATAACATGCGTATAGCTACGTGAGTGAATGGTTTCAAAGAATGCCCATGTCTCAATCAATAACTCCAATTCAGGATTACTTGCAATTGGCAATAGAGCCAAGTCAGGACTTCTACCCTGAACCGAGTCTAATAAGATTTGTCTCTTAAGATTACTTGTAAAGATATGTTGCTCATTCTCTGTTAACTTATTAAAGTCAATCTTATCTTTTGTGACATCGACTTCGTCTGGTGTCCAATAGAATGATAACATCTTCTCGTACAATTTCTGCAGCGCTGGATATTTAACCATATCGTACCGTGCAATATCAACACCCTCATCAAAGAATAAATCCTTTTCCATGTGGTTCTTTACGTTTATTTTAAATACTGATTTTCTCATGTTATATACCAAGTTGGTACGACTGTCTTCCATGCTGCTATATGATGCTTATACTTCATATAATAATTTCTATAGGCAGTAATGCTATCGGCGTTTTTTACATCGTCGGGCATGGCTTGAGTCGGTTGTGTAAACGGATTATCACCACAATTAAGTGGTGGGCTCTTTAATATTTCTTTGAGTTTTACATACGACATATGATCTTTGCCGTAACGTATAACGAATTCATTATGTAAGTGGCACCACATCGAATAGAGGAATGCGTAGTTATTTATACTTTCTCGAAGCCACACATTGCTCGGATGATTAACATGCGAAGCTTTATATAAACCATCTTCTTTATGTGTCCATCGTTTAATCTTAGAGCCTATTTTATTCTTGTCATAATATGGTACACCGTCAAGAACTCGGTGAGCTGTAGACATTAGCTGTGCATATTCCACCAGCATCTTACTACAATGTTTATCTAAGTGCATCTCCGCGCTGGACTTTGCATCACTATCTAAGTAAAATATATTCATTCATCATCCTCGGTATTAAATTGTCCCCATATATCTGGAAATATGCGTATAGGTTCGAACTCCATCCAGACTGTGTCAGGATTGCCAAACTTATATCTTTTGTAATCTTCGAATTTGGTGACCCGGACATTGCCGTCACCTAAAGGTTCTTTTATTAAACTCATGTATACATTATATCATAGTTTGTACTGAATGTACATCTATATTTGAAATGATTCTCCACATCCACAACGAGCTTTTTCTTTAGGGTTGTAGAATTCGAATCCTTCATTGAGGCCTTGCGTTATATAATCTATTTCACAACCATCAACATACGCTATTGATTTAGGATCAACAACAATGGCTACTCCTCTTTGGGAGTAATCTAAATCTTCTGGTTGGATTGTATCTGCATACTCTAAATGGTAAGCAAGGCCAGAACAGCCGGTGGTCCGCACTAATATCCTTAGCTTGCGACCTTCAACTAATACTAGTAATTTCTCTACTGCTTTATCTGTGAGTGTAATCATAGTATTATCTATATAAAAAAGACCGGAGTATTGGGTGATAAGGGACTCCGGAGAAAACCTCAACTAACTGACTAAGCAGCTAGTGCATAAACGCTTTGATTGCCGTTTAAATTTTTCATGTTTAAGTCTTTGTTGACTGACGAGTTTTAGGCGATTATGCTAACTAATCGATGCCGTGTCTCCCCCACCAAATAATACTACCTCACAATATTATTTGGTGGAGGAGGGGGGAGTCGAACCCCCGTCTTAATTGCCTCTACCCTTAAACCTTTACGTCGTTATACTCACTTCATTGAATAATGAATGTTATGCATCATCATGAGATAGTAGCTTCCACAATACCGCAGCAGAAATTAAACCTACTAAACCAGCGTCACCCAGCTGTGTAACGATACCAATAACTGTTCCAATGACATCACCACCTAAGAAAGGTACTGCTCCACCGAAGACAATTTGTAACATGATCGCGAGACCAATTAAACTCATTGATATTGCTGTTGCGGCTGAAACGCCGTTCGTGATTTTATCTAACATATATTCTCCTATGTCGTTTTTTAAAAATAGTTTAGCCTTATTCCGAAGGTGTTTCATCCTTAAACTGTTCGTTCATTTTATCATTATGTTTAAGGAATAGGGGGAAGAAGAAGTTTGACAATAAAGCTATACCAGCAATTATCATAACAAACACGCTTCCTGCACTAATTAAGAATTCATTCATCATTATTTATAATATCCTTTAGTTCTGTTTTATTAACTTATGGTAATATTATAACATGATTTATAGGGTAAGTACACAGTAAATGCAACTATTTTTATAACATTTTGTAATAAGGAAAGATTATTCTATAACCTTACACTTTTGTAGAATAATATTCTAACAAATTCCTAGTAGATTAGAATAGCGATAATCTGTTATATCATAGGGTGGTTTGGGTGGTCGCACTGGTCTATACTCAGTATTATCATATGGCCTTTCTGTTACAGACTCTTTAAGCACCGAAGCACCTTGCGGAGACTGCAACATGCTAGTGTGTACCGGATATATTTCCTCTACACCAGACCACATGTTTCTTATAATTTACTTTGTATACTATAAGACACAACTTTCACAATAGTCATCATACTCTTCATCAGACTTAAAATCTTTACGTTCATAATCCATAGTAGACTCATCTTCTGTTGCTTGATCATTTGTATTAAAGTAATACAATTGTTTACCTCCGTACTTATAGAATGTGATTAGATCTTTCATCATCTCTGACATGGGAACTTTGTTATCTTCGTACTGAGCTGGGTTATAACTGGTGTTAACAGATATACCTTGATCAATATACTTCTGAAGCACTGCCATAATTTTTAGATAACCTTCAGGTCCTTCCTGATCCCATAACAAATCATACTTGTTTTTCAAGTTGTGGATGTTAGGTACAACCTGTGCTAGCACTCCGTCCTTCGATTGCTTGTAAGATACTAATGCACGCGGTGGTTCTATGCCATTTGTTGAATTACTGATCTGTGCAGACGTTTCTGCGGGCATAATAGCCATTAATGTTGAATTTCTGATGCCGTGGGACAAAAGCTCCTTCCTGAGCGCCGACCATGGCATTCTTTGCTTCGGCTTGACTAATTCATTGACCTCTTGCTTGTAGGTGTCTATCGGTAGTATACCATGGCCGTATTTAGTCTCTAGGTTTTTATAGCATTTACCTCGCTCTTTTGCTAGATTTACGCTCGATTTGATCAAATAATAGCTCCAAGCCTCAGCATACTCATCAACAGTGGCTAATGCCTCATCATTGTACTTTAATCCACGCTTCGCTAAGAAATACGCAAAGTTAATGATACCAACACCTAGAGGACGGCGGTTCATTGTTGATCTCTGTGCTGCAAGAACTGGGTAATCTTGATAATCTAATAAAGCATCAAGGGAACGTACAGCTAAATCACAGTACTTCTCGAAATCCTTAGGGTCATTAATTAATCCCCAGTTGATTGCACTCAAGGTACATAGACTAATCTCACCTTTGTTTGCATCATCATAAGACTCTAGTCCATGACTTGGCAAAGTAATCTCACAGCAAAGGTTTGACTGGTGTATCGGTGCCTGCTTCTCGATAAACGAACCATGTGTATTTGCATGGTCTACATTCTGTAGATAGATCCGGCCTGTCTCTTTACGCTCGGTTAGGAATTGTGAGAAGACCTCAACTGCTGGTAATGTTTTCTTACGAATCTTACGGGTCTTTTCATACTTCTCGTATAACTCTTTGAACTTATCTTGGTCCTCAAAAAATGCATCATATAATCCAGGTACATCATGAGGGCTAAAAAATGTAATGTTTCCACCGGTTAATAATCTCTCGTACATTAACTTGTTAAATTGGAATGCATAGTCCATGTTACGCACACGAGTTTCATCCGTACCTCTATTGTTTTTAAGTACAACAAGATCTTCGAATTCATAATGCCATACAGGCATATAGACAGTTGCTGCTCCGCCACGTACTCCACCTTGTGAACAAGACTTAACAGAAGCTTGGAATAGTTTAAGGAATGGTATCATACCAGTATGCACAACCGAACCATCACCAATGTGTGAACCCACTGCACGAATCTTACCAGCGTTAATACCTAAGCCAGCTTTCTTACTAATGTATTTAACAATAGAAGTGCTGGTGGCATTAATAGAATCTAATGAATCATTGGTCTCAAGAACTACACACGAAGAAAACTGTCTCGTAGGTGTACGTACTCCAGCCATAATAGGTGTTGGCAATGAGATATAGAATTGACTGGTAGCGTTATAGAAGTCCTTAACATACTGCATGCGTCTTCCATTGTATTTGCCAAACAAAGTCATGGCAATCATAATGTATAACACTTGAGGTGTTTCATATATAACACCAGTTGATCTGTTCTGTACTAAATACTTAGAACGCATTTGCTCCATGCCAGCATAGGTGAAATCATCATCCCTACTGTGATCTATAATATGTGAATCAATATAATCTAATTCAGATTCTGAATACTGATTTAGGATATCTTTATCGTATACACCAGCTTCAATATTATGGTCAATGATTTCTTTCAGAGCCCATGGTTGTTTGTCACCATAGACTACTTTTTTAAGCTTATAATTAATAAGCCTAGCTGCTACGGTTTGATAGTTAGGGGTTGACTCAGTGATTAGTTCAGCTGAAGATTTGATAAGGAGGTCATGAATATTAACAGACTCCATCTCATTATATAATTGAACATTTGCGCGCATCTCTATCTCTGAGATACTTACACCAATTAAATCGTTACAGGCCCATTCTAGAACACGATGAATTTTGTTAATGTTAAATGGCTCAGTTTCACCACTGCGCTTGGTTACGAAAATAGACGTCATGTCACTCCAGATTAAATTATTTTGTAGGTATATTATAACACGCTTTAGCGCGAATGTACACAGTTACAAGATATTATTAATAGATATAAAAATGTTTTCTTGTGTTTTGTAGATTGGAACACCAGCAAAGTATCCTACTGGTTCTAGAGAATCTAGTTCTACAACAGTTCCTTTATTGCCTTCAAGGAGATCATGATTTAGAATATGCATACCTGTAGAAAGTTCTTTAAACCCCTCAGTTATGTCGATCGAAGTATCAGCGCCATAGTCGTGTAATACTTTTAGAATATCTTCTTCGGCCATACCAGTCTCTTCCTTTAGAAGATATAAGGCAGCAGCATAAGACGCAATTCTAGATTTACCGAATGGTACCTTCTCTAGAATCCTTTTAATATTGAAGACTAACTTGTGAAAAACAGTATAGACTTTCTTTTGGGCAGAGGTTTGATCCTTACCCTTAACAAGTAGCTTTCCTTTAGAGTCAATTACGCCTTCGTCAAACGCATCAGTGTCTTCCCACTTAGTTGTAAGTAGACGAACAAACTTGTACGTGATGAATAAGTCTACAGCGCTTTCTTTTAAATATTGACTCATAGTTTCCTTAATACATCTATAATCGTTGAGTCCAATGGGATTTCAACATAATCTTGTTCTGGCAAATAATTTAAATATACCAAAAATGTTTTTACAGTGCTTAGCAGAGTCATGTCAGTTTTAGACATTAATATCTCTGCGCAAACTGCAGGTCCTAATACATTACCTAATATAATAATATGATTTAGTATTAACCGCTCCTTCAAATCGTCGTCACGGTAATACCTATTGACCAGCCGGTTGATATACTTAAACCTAGATATATCTTCCTTAAAGTCTTCTGTTGTTGCCCATTTATCTTTCTGATAATGCTTCGCAGCATATAACTCGAAGTTATTTTTAGTCAGTTCCATGATATATATTTATCCTTTAAAAAGGGTTTACTTCATTACTTTCTTTAACTTACCCCACAAAGACTTTTTAGACTGACGTCTATCTAGTTCTATCCCATGCTTACGGGCTTCAATTTCCATCTCAGCTTTACTGGATTTTTCAGTAACAATATTAGCCACTGCTTCTTCAATAACATGTTGATGATAAGTAGTAGGTGCAACAACACCATTCCACGCATCTACAAATTCTTGTGTATGTGGTTCACTATTTAACATTTCACCTTCAGGTGAATAATAACCTTCTAGGTCTACTGTTGTGCCTTCAGGCCATTGATCTTTATTAACTTGCATAATACTTTTCCTTTATGTAATAATTATATCTGATAACCAGAACGTTTTAAATGTTTCTGATTCTTTCAACTTCACTCTAACGTGATTACTTCCTAATGTATCTATAGTACCTTCCTGACCGCCAGTTGTTACTATTTTATCATTCACATTAAATAATTTGCCTAACACATATTTCTCACGAATACTAGATGAACGCTTTAATTTAATATCTTGTCTAAAAGATTTTTCTTCTTTTAAACCCATTCCGGAACGAACTGCATTCATTAGTCCCTCAGAATCTTTGAACTTTGGAGGTAGACCAGAGGTAAATGCAATAAGATCATTCTTAGCTGCAGCTGCTCTCATCTTCGAGGCTGACATACCTTCTGCACCTTCAGCATCTGGATCTCTCTCACCAGCATTAATAATTTTAATAGATGCAAAGTCATAGAAACCGTGTTTAGCTTTTTTACCATTGTATACATTTACAAGCTTTTCAAATTCTTTTACTCTGTCAGAACCAACAACTAATTCAAGATTTTTAAATCCATCATTGTGAGCTATAACTAAGGCATCAAATATTGTCTTAACCTTCTTATCCATAAGAATCATACGAGCATGTACAGGGAATACTTTCCGCATGTACTTAACTTTAGTCTTCCAATCTAATGGGTTCTTTTTAGCATCTTGGGATTGCGTTGCATAAATTCTATGAACACCTGAACCTTTAGCGTGACTTACATCTAAAAGCTTTTCATGACCAATAGTAGGGGGATTAAATCGACCCCAGTTTAGAGTGACGGTTTCTGCCGCGGCCTCTTCAAGATAGTGTTCTTTAAAACTATGTAATACGCTCATTATTTTACCTCGACTCGTCGTCGTAAACTTTTCCATTAATTCTTTTAATGCCGAGTTTGTGCGCATTTCTTGTTCCGAAATGGGCATATACTAATTGATCGTATTGTTGTTCAAACCGCTTGATATAACCACTTGATAAACCGCTTTTAACCATTAAAACATGTGACTGCCGCATGTCTTCTAAAGCTTTAACAAATCCTTTTTCATTGTATGCTTCATTAACAGGACTTAACATTTGTTCTTTTGGCATATGTAATACTTTATTAACTGCGTTTATTTCTGTGGTGCTTACACCGTTTAATGTTTTCATCGTGATTCAGACTCCCATCCTTTGATTATATCTTTACTAAAGTTATTGTAACTGAATTCCATACGGTCTACAATCTTCACTGCACCGTTTGTAAGATGATCTATAGCAACATAACCTTCCGCTCCTGTTACTCTGAATCCGTCTTTTGTCTTTACAAATGTATTTATACTATCCATAGAATCAAGGTGGCTTAATAGCTTTTTCTTAGCCATTACTAATTCATTCTGCATATCAAACATACTTATAAGACCTGCTTTGTTCTCATCTGAGAAGAATTCTAAGGCATCCAGCTTGGCTGCTTCCTTCCTATCTTTTCCAGCAGCGCTTTTAAGCCTTTCTTTTTCGGTGTTATAACGATTTTCGATCCATCCGATAAGCTCATCAACGTAGGCTTTTGAATCTGTGACTTCTTCTTGCGCTCTAACTTTCGTATTACGGAAGGTATTGATATATAAATTAATATCTGAATTTGTAGCCACGTCATTAAGCGTATTGGAGGCAATCTTTTGAAAAATCTTACCTGCGTTTGATATATGTTTCGTAATTTCATCTGTTTCCTTTTTAGATAATGTGGCTAAACCAGAAATGTCAGGGAAGTTAGCAGACTTCTGCCATACTGATCTAACTGTTTTAAATGCTGCAGTTGTTACACCAAACGAAGCACTCATTGTTTCAAAGGTTGAACCTGAATAATAAGTATGCCATACCACACCAATCTTTGCATTCGTAATCTCTTTTGCTGCTTCAATAGGTACTGCATATACTATAGTGTTAGGGTGGAAAGTTACATACTTCACACCATCGATTGTTGCTTTCTTTAAGTCTTTTTTAGTGAACATGATATCACCTTGGTAGACACCTTTCTTTATACCAAGTTTACTTAATTCTTGAAATGCTATCGTAAGCTTATCTGATAAATCACCTTTAGTATCAGCCTTAACATCTGCAACACTCTTATACACCTTAGGATTCTTATTGAATATTCCTTTCTTAGCAACAAAGAACTTACCATCAGAAGGATCAATACCCGCGAATACGGCCGGCGCTCCATCCCATTTGACTGTTACTTGCTTAGTACTATTATCATGGCCAGCTAACATATCTCTTAAATCACGTAAAGCGAAGATAGCATCCCGTGCTCCTTTGACTCCACCATCTATAACCATATCCTCTATGTGAGTCATATGAGTATTCTTTGCTTCTGCTATGTGTTTTTTAAAATTCATTAGTTGCTTACCTTAACATATACACTTGCATCTTCTGATTTAGATCCAGCGTAATTAATTAGTCTTGTTATTAGTCTATTTGCCTTTATAGTAGATGCATTGTTGAATGCCTCAAGTATAGTTATAACACCAAGTTTAGAATGAATCCATGATGCATCTTTCTTTACTATTTCTACATCAAACTCTTTCCTAGTCATCTTTTCAAACTTGGATACTCTATTATAAAAGTCTCTACGCACTTTATCGTTTTTCTTTGCTGGATCAGCTAAAGTCTTTGCTTGCTTGACAAGATTAGAGTTTGATTCTAACTTAGGCATCTTAAGCATTTCAATTGAATCTTCAATTGGACCGTAACCAGCACCGCCGCCTCTTGCACCTTTACCTGTTATCTCAATCTTCATTGTGCCAAAAGATTTATTAGCAGCTATTTGCAGTATCATACCTTCTTTAGATGTTATACTACCTCTCTTCGTACTCCAAAAGGTTCCTCTCTTCTCACCCTTGACTTGCAGTTTATCAACTTTATAATCATCGGTAGGTACAGGTACTTCTTTATTGTATTCTTTAAATGTTCCAGTGCCTTTGTCAACTATCTTAAGGGATATGCCCACAATTCTTCTTGCTATATACTCTTCTAACATATATACATTTAGTGCATGAACAGTAAGTACAGGTATATTATCAGCATTAAAACTCTTGTCAAGGGCCCAGATATCACCAGGGTTCCACTTATCATTATTAAGATTCTTCATATCATTGTTTCGATATGCGTCTTTTTTCTTTGAGTATATGTCATTCATCTTTACGTCATCGCGATGGAATGTCATACCTTTATTAATAAAGCCACCATCAAGTAATACTACTGCCGATAAGTATGAACTCTTTCTCCAATCATCTGGTATACTTAACATTGTTTTAAGGTTAGTACCACCAGTAAATGCACGATTGGTATATTTACTTAGAATATCATTAGTGAAATGTTCGTATGTCTTTTTACCTTCACCTGTTACTGCAGCACACCACAATGCTTGTGCTGATTCGCTTTCCGCTGTAGCCTTTGTTCCAGGGCCAGCGCCACCCATATCACCACCGAATATTTTAGACTTAAAAATGTGGCTACTACTTACATTCTTACCATCATAGGTACCAATAGAGAAACTCTTACCGTCTCTTGTAAATTTATCTAAGGCGTCTAAGGCTAATTTCTTATCTGTTACTGTAAACAAGTCATTCTTATGGCCTTTACCTGGAACCATCTTGATAGGTGTACCATCTTTAATTAATTTTTTAAGGATTTCTACTCTTAATTCACCAGTAACAGCATTAACACCTCCAAGATCACCGGGTCCTAGTGGAGCCTCAACGATAAACTCTTCTACCCAACCTGAATCATCATCTTGAGGTCGTGCAGGAGTCTTCTCTTCGTATCTTGTCTTACGATCAAGTACCTTATCAAACTCTCTGTGGTTTAAACCAAAGTGATCAGCAGCAATAGCTTTAATTTTATCTTTAGATAGACCTCTAGAAATTACATCAGGATCTTTCCTTAATGCTTTCATCATGAGCAGAGCAGCTTTATACTTGTCTTGGTGTTGGTGTCTATATATCATTCGCTTCACCTTCTTAGGGAGCAAATCAATTATACGCATACCAGTATCTTCTTCTACTTTTTTGTTAAAGCTTAACATTAATTATCTACCTTTGCTCCAGCTCTCCATTGGTAACATGACCAATATCCGGCTGTAGTTTTATCTTTTTTATCTGCACAATTATGACGTGCTCTAAAAGCTTTACGTCTGGCAGGATCATCTCTTTTAATTTCCATGTTAGGATCACCAAATGTAACCTTTACAACATTACCTTTAGCGTTCTTTACATATACATGGAACTTGTGTTTTGCACCTTTCTCAGAACGAGTAGGATTATTTAGTGTCTTGCCTTCATACTTCTCAACAACTAAGTCTTTGTACATGTCTTCACACATACAATCGATGGCCTCTACTTCTTTATATGTTTTCAATTTGCATCCATCCATTTTTTAGCTGCCTTATTTTTAGGCATAGTTTTAGACCACTTGACAATAAAGTTTAATACCTTGCGTACTGATATTGGAGTTTTCTCTCTTACAGAGTTATCTATCTCGAAAAATAATTTGCCGAATGACTTTTTAAAAGGATCCAGGCCTGATTGTAATTCTTTCCACTTAGTAGTAACTAACTCAGGACCAATAGTTCTATCACCATCAAGTCCTCGTTGTCTGTCTGCTTCTATTGAACCTTCTAAAGATAGATTAACATATACCATAAGGCATTCGTATCCAAGAGATTCTAATGTTTTCTTTTGCTTAAGTAACTTACCAGAGTTAGCTCCAGTGCCATCAATAACAAGACCTAGCCTTCCAATCAATGCACCACTTTGTTTTGCTTGTGTATGTCTTTTTGCTACAGTTCGTATAACGCCACGTTCAAATTTTCTGTTAGGGTCAAGGATAACTGTACCTTTCTCGTCAGTTAATCCTGCAGATTTCATGTAACGAGTAAATTCTATATCTGAATTAATTTCTTTGTATCCTAATTGCCCAGGAAGGGCCATAGAATCGGCAACAAAAGATTTGCCAGCACCCGGAGCGCCAGCCATAAATACTGCGTGGAAGATTGAAGGATCATTTCTTCCTTCGAGTATGTGTTGTCTTAAAGATTTCATTTATTCCCTTATAAACTGAATATATAAAGGTATTTAT